TATTGGTAAGTTAGCTCAGGAATTATCAGAAGAGATTAATGTTGAAAGTCTAGGATTAAATATTGATGAAAATACTTCAGCAGACCAGATGTTTAGTAATCTTATTTCAGGAGATAATCCTATGAAGTTTATGAATTTACTTCAAACAGTAGGTAAAAAGATTCAAGACAAAGTATCAGCAGAAGGAATAGACCAATCACAACTTATTAATGAAGCAACACAGATGATGTCTAGTCTCCAGGGAGGCGGTGGAAATAGTATGTTTGATTCTCTCTTACAAAGAGCAGGACAGGCAGCTAATGCAGGTGGGGGTAGTGTAGCACCACATGACCCCAGCAATAATCCAGTTAGAGATAGATTAAGGAAGAAATTAGAGGAAAAGCGAAAAAACGCCAATAAATAATCTCTAATAATACTATAGTATATGAACAACAACACGGAAAGTGACATATTCATTAATAAACCAGAAATATTAATAGATACACGATACCTTAAAAATTTTATTCCAAATAAAGGAACTACAATAGAAAGATTAAATGCTACTGTAAGATTTGCCGCTTATCTTAGTATTGCACTTACTCTTATAAAAGGTGATTATAGATATCTTTATTTAGCAGTATCTGTAGCAGGTATAATTTACTTTTTTTATCAAAATAATGTAGAAAAATTTACAAGTAGATGTGAGTTAAAAAGAGACCACTCAAATAGAAATGTAGTAGATGAAAATGATAGTTATTTAAAAAATGATTCTCCTTGTCAAGAACCTACACCAGATAATCCTTTTATGAATACACTTCTTACAGACAATTTTGCAGAGAAAAAAGAAGCATGTAAATATACACCAGAAATTAATGAAAAGGTAAATGATATCTATCACGATAAGTATTTTATGGACCAAGATTTAGTTTATAATTCAGATTTTAGTAGTAGGCAGTTTTATACTATGCCTAATAGTAAAGTACCTAATGACCAAGACTTATATGCAAAATGGTTATATTCTACACCTGATTCCTGTAGTGCTGGTAATGAAGTGTTATATCGTCAAGCTAAAACTTGTGGTATAGACAATAAAAATATAGATAAAATAGATACAAGGTATAGCGATTTTAATCTTTAATTTTTTTTTTAGTCAAAAAATTATATTTATAGTATTATATATGAACGTTAAAGAAAATCCAAAAGTTTTACATAGTGAATACAACTCTTCAATTAATCCAACAAACAATTGTGGTGACTTAAAAGGAGATTTAAGAATCCATAATCAAACTAGTTTAGTTGATGACCAATGTCTTCAGTCTGAAAGACAGCATCAGAGTGTTGAAGCTTGCGATTACATGGTAAGTAATTTTTACAGTTGTGATAAATCACTTGTAAATGTTTTAAATAAGGCTAATAACAATAAAGGTGTAGTCTTAAAAGATGGTTATGGACCATCAGGAAATGTTATAAATGATCACTCTAAAATTCGTATAGGAGATGTAAAAAGTCGCCCAAAATGTAGTATTTTACTTCAGAAAAGACCATATGCCACTGTTCCATTTATGGGAAGAGGTTCAGCTGACCCAGAAGTTGAAGGACAGGTTGTAACTGGTGGAGAATTACGTCAGAGAGACCATTGGGTTTCATTAGAAGACCAACAAGAGAGAACTTACAATAATCATGTTACTCCATTAGTTAAAAATTTAGCTGATAACATTCAAAATCCAATGAATTTAGTTGAAGAAGTAAATGATGAATCATGGGTAAGAGGAGGTGCACCAACTAGACAAATTGTAAAAGATTTAGATTATCTCCAGCGTAGCAAAGATTTACAAGAACATAAAGATTACATTAAATCTAAGAAAGCATATGTTCATAAATGTCTCTAATTATTAGACAAATAATCATCCTCATTTATAGAGAGTGTTGATTCCACATAACCTCTCTTATTAAATTTAAATCCTATAAATTCAATTAGTATTCTGTCTCCTCTTACTATTGTATTAAAACCATAATACTTATTATTTTTTTCTGTAAAATTAAAAGTAACTATAATATCTTTAAATTCATTATTACATTTATCTAGTATTTTATCAAGTGCAGACTTATTTTTAGTATCAAATAAAACACTATTATCATCAATAGATAAATTAACAAAGTTGATATCACTTAGTATAACTAGTATGTTTTTTAATATTTTATCTATTTCTTCCCTATTTCCTAAAAGACATAAATGATTTTTTATTACAGGAACTTCTTTTTCAATATTTTTAATAATAGAATCCTCTACTTTAGCTATACTAACATATTCATCATTATATACTTCTCCACCTTTTAATACCATAATACCATACCATAATTCTAGTGTTTCATCGAAATATTCGACATTAATTATTAATTCTTTATAGTAATTAGAAATAATTTTTAGCATTTCTTCACAATATCCATATTTACTAGTTAAAGTAATTGAGTCTTTTTCTTTGAAAATTTTAACCCTACCACCTGTAGCATTAATTGATTTATCAAATGATTTCATTATATTAGGATATTTTTCATTAAGAAAGGTTTCACAATCCCAAATTAATGTTTGTTCGCTTGAAACAAATAAATAGTCATTAATAAAACTGTCTATTTCTTTATCAGTGCCTTTTAATGAAATATTAGTAACTATATCTAAACCCATTTAAACTATTATCTATTTTTATTTAAGTAAATTATTAGTTAATTAAATAAAATGGTTCCAATTAGTCAGCAAGAATATTTTGGTTGGATAGGAAACGCTATATTTTTTACAGCACAATTATCACAGATTGTTTATACATATAAGGTTAAAAGTGCAGAAGATTTATCATATGTATTATTTTTTTTCTGGTTTATAGGAGAAGTTATGTATACAACATTTGGTTATATTGACAATAGTCCATCTATGTTTTATGGAAATGGTATGTCATTATTATTATCAACATTTCAAATAGGACAGAAAATACATTATAAAAGATTAAAAGATAGATTAGCAGTAGATGATGAAAATTTAATAGAATAATTAATTAGGAGTAATAATTAATTACGATTAATAATTAATTACGATTAATAAATAAAAAATATTGTTTATATTTATATTATGAGTTCAAATAGATTAATTTACGACCAATGTGAATATGACGTAAGAGTTGCTGAAAGCACAGGAACATTAGCTTACATGCTTAACCCATTAGCTCACGAAAATGTTAAGAAATGCAGAATTGAATTAGGAATTGTAGGAGGAAACAATGTTAGTTTAACAAAAGGAAACATTATCGATGTTGAATCCGATTTAAAAGGTGTAACTAGAAAAGCTTCACTTTGTCCTAGCAGAAAATATAGAACAAAATGTGCAACTAGCGATTGCTTATCTTGCCAGCCAGAAGATATTGTTATTGATGGTCCTGGATGTGATAGACCAAGAGAAGTTGATACTGAATTAGTTCATTTACCATCATGCAATATGTTTAGATACAAACCAACACCATTACCAAAGGCATTAGATTTCCCTGATTGTCCAGTACGTCAGCCAAATAGATGCGATAAAAATTAATTTTTGACATTAATTATTTTTTTTGTATATTAGAATAATTATCTACTATTATTTTAATAATGCCACAAAATAGGGTAAAAAATACAAAGAAGAGACAACGTGTAGTAAAGCGAGCACGAGATGATAATAAAAAAAAAAGGAAGAGAATATCTAATTCTAAAAAAAATAGAAATAATCAAAGGGGTGGAAATCCTGAATCTGTGAAAAATATTATGATTCAAAACTTATGTAGAAGCACAAAAAGAGGTGAAAATTTAAAAAACAAAGATAGTGCAAGTTACGTTCATATTCAAAATTTGTGTAGTTCCTCTGATATAAGCAATAGTAATTTAAATAATTTTAATTCTGAATTTAATAATAATATCAATGAATCTAGTAAATCTAATAGTAAAAGTTTCTTAGCAGGAGGATTTGTTGGAACAATGTTTAAATTAGCAACAATGCCATTAACTATAGCATCTAGTGGATTTAAAAAAGTTACAGGAATTGATTTAGAAAATACAGTTAAAGAAAAGGTTTTAAATAAAGTAGTTGGAAGTGACAGTTCAGATTCTGAAAGAGAACCTGCTATTGTAAATGCTTCAGGTGGTAATTCTGTTGAATCTAAAATACAAAGTAATTTAGAACAAAAAATTGGAGGTGGTAAGCGAGCATCAAATAGTAGTAAATAATAAAACTGTAATATTTTTTTCTATTACCTATTTATATAAATGAGTTTTAATAAATTAAAATATGACACTTGCTCATACAAACAAGTATTAGAGGAATCAACAGGACCAGGTGAATACCAGTTAGCTTCACCACATGTTTCCTGCGAACCATGTTTCAACAAAGACCCAAGATTTCGTCTTCAGAAAAATGGTGTTAGTTTAAATACTAGAATGAATATGATTGATACAGATTCAGAATTAATGAACATCACAAGATCACAGAGTAATTGTAGTGAAAAGAAATTCAATCCAAAATTTAATAATGCTGGAAACATTGAAAATCCATCTGATATGCTTCATTTAACTGAATGTCAAAATCTTACAACAGAAGATACAAGACTCAGCAATCCACCATGCACACTTAGAGGCACAGGATGGAACAGATGGGAATGGTTATGTCAAGACCCACAAGAAAGAGTATTAATTCCATTTGACTATGAAATTGATACTAGAAACAATGTTAGAGATAATCATCGTCCATGCATTCCAGAACCATTAGACCCAAGCGAAAGTCTTCCAAGTCCAACAAATGAACCAATAATGAACAACATTGAAAAAGTTAAGGGAGTTCCAACTGGACCACCAAGTGTTCAATGGCGTAGTATTGAAGAAATAAGAAATTATTAAATTAATTTTTAAATATTTTACCAAAAAGTATAAGTAAAAGTATTATACCAACTTGTGGTATTAAATATTTTTGTATTTGTTCATCTTTATCTTTTATAAGATTGATATCAATAAATAATAATAAAACTGCACCCCAAATTATAGGAAAAGACATATTTTTATACATTTTTAAGTCTTTTACAAAAAGTAGGGGTAACAAAAAGGAAAGTGTTACTGCTATTTTTGATAAAACTACTCCTTTTAATGCATTAACAGCTTTTGTATCATCATTAGTTTCTTTCTTAGATTTTATTGAAAAATAAAGAGAATATGCTTCTGATAAACCATCGCTTAATGCCAATGACATTAATGTAACTATAATAATTTTAGGAGAATTTACTACTCCAGAAAGTCCAGCTAAAACACCAAGTGATGTAATAATTCCACTATTAAATCCAAAAAATAATCCTTGTCGTAATGAGTCAGAAATCATCTTAATAATTAATATAAATGGATAAAAAAATATAAAGAATCCTGGTATTTAGTAATATAAGTATGGATTTAGTATATTTTACAGAGAATATCATTTATGATCAGGAGAATCGTAAATTTAGATATATAGAAAAAATAGTAAATCATAGAAATTGGTTAAAAAAATTCGAAGAATATGGTTATACAGCATTCACAGACACTTGGGAAGAAAGATTAGGAAAAAACTTTGTAAAACTAGGAATAATTGAATGTGGAAGTAGTGGAGATTGTCTCTTTCATAGTATTGCTGAAGCTTTTAATTTTGAGCATTTAAAAGCAGGAAATGTAGATACACTTTATTCAGTTGAATCATTAAGGGAACTTGCAGCTAATGGAGTAACAGATGATAACTTTCCAGTAATTATTGAAAGTTATAGACTAGAGGCAGATTCATTTGATTTTAATGGAGATTGGAATCCACATGAGATTAATAATCCCTCTGATTTACAAATAGAAATCATGATTGGTGGTAATAATTTTTGGGGAGATATGATAATTTTACAATTACTAGGAGAAGCTCTAGAATGTAATTTTATTATATTTAGGAGTGATTCACCAGCAATATATCCAACAATGTGCAATTTATCTAAATATGATAATACAATAATGCTTTATTATGAAGACAATATTCATTTTAAACTAGTAGGACTTTTTACAGGAAATAACCTTAATACTATAAACAAAAAATTCCCTAAATTTATTAGAGATATTGTAAAAACTGATACACATCAAGAATTAAATTAATTGTATTAATATTCCAATGATAGCATATAAGTATTTTCTGTAATTTTATTTAATGTCATATCTGAATCAAATTCTTCTTCTGAATCATCATCTGACCAATAATCGTTATGCATTGGTTTAATAGGATATCTAGCCTTAACAGGATGAGATAGTGTATCTATCTTATTTGCTAAAAACATTTTTTTGTTTTTTAATATGTAATCTAAAAAGTCATAATTTAGATACATTATGCTTCTGTATATATTATTTTCTAAACCTATACCTCCTATAAATGTAAAATTATGTTCTCCTATGAATGTCCATTGTGCTCTATTAACTTTAATAAAATCACGATAAAGGATTTCTAAATGATGACATTTTAAGGTATAGTTATAATATTTAAAAGCAATAAAATGCCTTCCTCCAGTATCAACACCTCTCATAATAGGATATTTCATTTTACGTTTTAATTTATTCCAAGGGTCTCTCTTTTTAACTTGGCGGTCAGTCATATTATGACAAGAATAAAATCTAGATAAAACCCACCAATCTACACAATGAAGAACTGGTAATTCATAAATTCCCTGAATACCATTAAATACTTGCACTAAATTTGTAGGAAATTTGGTATTATAATATTTTATATACACCCTAAATATAGTAGCCCAGTATTCAGCTCTAGAATCATAAAATGACTCTTTATGAACTAGTCCAAATTTTTTATTTAATTGTTTAAATATTCTACAATTTGTGAAATATTCATTAAATTTTCTAGATACTAGACGATAACTAAGAAATCCTTTAAAATCACAACTTTCAAATGGGATAAGATGTTGGACTACATGTTCTAAAAATGGTGTATTGGGAATACTATAAATATTCATCATTAGTATATAATTATTGATTATTTCTTAAGGTATTAAAATATATATCATTAAATCTTTCCATTAAATAGTTAAAGATTTTTAAAGATACATTTCCATTTGTAAATCTATATTGTAATAATTTAGGTTTAACTCCCTCTCTTCTTACATCAAATAATACAGATTGATTAAGAAGTGATATTCTATATATTTTACTAAAAGGAATTTGTGTAAATTGTATATCATTTTCGAAAAACTTTATTGAATCTCCTTCTATTCTAAAATAACCACGTTTAGCTCCTAGACTTGGAAACATCTTATTTTTAATAAACTGACAAGGTAATATTTGATGAACATAACTTCTACAAATTGGGCAAGTTGAATTTCTTTGAAGCCACTGATGTATGCATCCATAATGATACTGATGATTACAACTTTTCAAGGTGAAAACTTTGTTTATACTATCAGAATCATTATCATTTGCATTCATAGGGTTTAAGCATATTGTGCAATCCATTTGATAATTATTACAAACATTTTATTAATAATAAAAGAAAAATAAAAGAAAATTAATTAGAATAGGCTAAACCACCCATACCACTCATAATTCTTAATATATTATAATTTACGCCATACATAGTTAATTCAGCAGCACGATTTAATGTTGTAGCACTTGTAAGTGTTAAATCAAGTGTGCTATTATCTATTCTAGAGAAGTTACAAGTTCCACTAGGTTGATAGTCTTCTGGTTTAATTGAAAAACTATAGACATTAATTCCTGGAGCAGGAGAACCAGTGTGATGTTGATAAGGTTGGACTACATTAAAGTAGAAACCTTCTCTAATTGTAAATCTATCATTACCATTTAATACAAGTTTTCCTTGTACTACTGGATTTTTACCTGAATCATTAATACTCATTTGATTACTTGTTGCACTCAATAATCCAGTTGAATTTCCTGTAGTTGGTTGTGCTAATGCTGGACCTAATAAATGTTCAAATGTTCTATTGCTATATAAATTAGTTCCACCGCTAGCTGTATAATTACTTATATAAGAATAACCAGCAGTTGTTGAATCTGTTATTGATGAACTTGTAGTGTTCCAATTATTACTACTATTAAGATCACCATAAAGTTTTATTGATGGAATTCCGTGGAAGAAGTTTTGATTTCCTCTTCCTCCTGCCATACCTGGACCATAATAACCTTCTGGAGTTCCTGTAAAACCACTATAATCCCATGAATCAGTAAAGTTAAAGTATTGTCTTCCACCTTTATTTTGTGTCCTACTTGAATCACGATATTCAATAGGTTGAATTGTCCAAATCATTTCTTTTACTGGGTGATTAAAAGTAAATTTAGTGCTAGGTGATGTATCTCCAGCCTGAATTGTGACATTTTTAATTTGCACTTGTTCTATTAAATATTCGTGTTGAACTTGTGAAAAACGTCTTCTTTCTGCTGTATCTAAAAAGATGTAATCTGTGTATAAATTTACACTTTCTAATGCTGGTTTTGTCGTGAAAATATCCTGTCCTACTGCATTATTATAGTTGCTTCCACTTTGCTTACTAGCCCAAATACAATTTTCTAAACTTCTTAATTGAACCTTCAATACAATATCGTGATGTTGAAGAGCAATAAGTGGAAGTGCTAATCCTGGGTTTCTATTAAACCAGAACTGTAATGGAATGTATAGAGTGTATGCATCAGTGGTTGTGCTATTTGTAGTATTACAACTTTGAACCTGTGTTAATTTAGGAACATTACCAACCATTTCTGCATAAGCTGGACCTTGTTCTGCATTTTGTGTTAATTCATTCCAAATATGAAACCAATCACCTGTATGTCTATCAATTTTTTGACCACCAATACTAAGTTCTACATCATCTACTAAAATATGACCTAACCAATTTAACCATCTGAATGCTATATATTCTGATGAACTGCTAGTTTTTAATTCTATAGCAGGAATTCTTATTTGAAGATACATTTTGTGTATTAAATCACCACTCTTATCTACCTTAGCATGAATTTCTTGACCGAAATTAGTAGTTCCATTAAAAATAGTTTTAATTGACTCTATGGCAAAGTTTGTATGTCTTCTATAAACGCTCTTAAAAAATGTTATCTGTGGATTACCAGTGATGTACATATCCTGGGAACCATATGCGACAAGTTGAATTAGTCCTCCTCCCATTTTTAATATATATAATAAAAGAATATTATATTCTTTAAGTTTTATACTTAAAGATTTTTTTAAAGATTTTTCTATACTTAAGGCTGAGTATGTCGTTTAAGACAAAAAATAGGAAAAAACTTGTAGCAGATACAAGAGTTACCCTTCATGCTAAACATGAATCAAAAGTAAATTATTTTCAAGAAAAAAAAAAGAATTTAGAAATGAGAAAACGTGATTTAGAAGTTCTAGAAAAAAGATTTAGTGAAAATTATACTGGACGAGACAATGATGAATATGATATTGATAAAAAAATGAAATTACTAGATGATATAAACGAATTAAAAAGAGAAATATCTGAAATAGAATCTAATAGGGAAGAAATAGACTATTTATTAGATACAGGAAATATCTTATTTAATTATGCAGATAATAGTGTAAATAACGCTCCTCCTCCTAAAAAATCTACAGTAAATAACTTTAGGAAAAAAATAGCTGAAAAATCTGTTATGGAATATTTTAGTAATGCTTCTGTAAAAAAAGAATCAAAATCCGAATCTAATGATAAAAATAAAGTGGAAGAAGATAAATCAGAATCTACTGACACTAAAGAATCAAATTATAAATCAAAAGCTAAAATGTATGAAGATTACTTATTATTGACTGATGAAAATTTCGATAATCTTAATATTGAGAAAACTAAAAATTTGGATTTCTGTGACCAATGTGGTATAGAAAAAACACTATATATGTCTGAAGGTAAAATGATATGTAATGGTTGTGGTGATGAATCTTTTATCTTAATTGATTCAGATAAACCATCCTATAAAGAACCTCCTAGAGAAATTAGTTATTTTGCATATAAACGTATTAATCACTTTAATGAATGGCTAGCACAATTTCAAGCTAAAGAATCTACTGATATTCCCCAAGATGTCTATAATCAAATAATTTCTGAATTAAAGAAAGAAAGAATAGAAGATATGAAAACACTAACACCTCATAAATTAAGAGAAATATTAAAGAAATTAAAGAAAAATAAATATTATGAACATGTTCCACATATTATAAATCGGTTAAATGGAGAACCTCCTCCTACAATATCTAGGGAAACAGAAGAAGAATTGCGTAGAATGTTTAAAGAGATTCAAATTCCATTTCATAAGTTCTGTCCTAAAAGTAGAAAAAACTTTTTAAGTTATAGTTATGTTCTTCATAAATTTGTTCAATTACTAGAGTTAGATGAATTTACTGAGTGTTTTATATTATTAAAGAGTAGAGAAAAACTACATCAACAAGATCAAATTTGGAAAGAGATTTGCAATTATTTACGATGGCAATATATTCCTAGTGTTTAAATTTTTATTTTTTTTTATCTAGTAAATAATAAATAAATATTATGGATTTCTCACAAATTATTAGTACTCAAAAAAACGATAATAATCAATGTGTAGTTTTCAGTATTTTTGCTGGAAAATTCACAAAAAGAAAAGACTCTAACTATGATGATTTTAAAGAATATATAGATAAAATTATGGCTAGTTGTATAGAATGCTCTCAGAAGCTCTATAATAAGAAAGAAATTGTAATTTTTTGTGACCTAAAAAGCACTTATATTAAAAATATGGATGTTTCTTTTTTCAAAAACATGATTCCATTCTTTGAAGATAAATATCCTGATTGTGTAGAAAAAATTATAATTACAAATATTCCTGGGTTTTTTAAAATATGTTATAACCTAATTAAAATGTTTATTCATAAAGATACTAGAAAGAAAATATTTTTTGAAAAGAAAACTAAACGTGGAGACTCTACTAGTATATCATTTTCTAATAATTTAGAAGAATTAGAACTAGGTGCCTAATTATGTTTTTATATAAATTGTAGGACTAACCATGTCTAATACTGCAAATACTGTTGATGCTACAATACCAACATAGAATGCTTCTAATGATGAAACCTTAGATTTTATTACCATTTTACATGAATAAGCAACTAAGAGTGTTAAAATTAAATATTTAACAAATCTTCTAAAAACTTCGCGATGATTCAATGTCATATTTGTAATATTAATAGAAAATAAATCACTTAAAGCATTTTTTAATATATAGAATTATCAACTATGACAAGCAGAAATACAATATCAACACGAGAAGAAGATTATCTTGAAGTAGATGATAGAATTCCAGGACAGAATTATGTCTGTATTTCTTTCGTTTCACCAGAAGATACACTTAAACAGAAAGAATTTTATCTCTATCATAGATTCATGAATCAGATTTGTGGTGAAGTAGAATTTGCTCTTGACCAGAAGTTAAAACCACCAGAAGGAACAGATGAAGCAGTCAAGAATGAATATGCTGGAATTAACACAAAATTTGTAGAAGCAATGAAGCAGGAAATGAGAAACTATATTCAGAAATCATATGATGGTTTTAAAGGAAAATATGATGATTTTAAATACAAACATGGTGAGAAACTAGATGAAGAATTTACTAAACAATGTGAATTCCAGACTCATGTTCGTGGTGTTAAGGTTCGTGGTGTATTTGATACCTATAACGAAGCTGAACGAAGAGCTAAAAGACTTCAGGCAAAAGACCGCTCATTCCACGTTTTTGTTGGACAGATGGGTTACTGGTTACCATGGGACCCTTGTGCAGATAAGGTAGCAAATGAAGAATACTTAGAAGAAGAACTCAACACTCTAATGAAAGAATACAAAGCTAATGAAGTAAGAAAAGATTTGTTCTATGAAGAACAGAAACGTGAAAAACAGCAGGATGCATTAAGAGAAAAATTAGCCGCTGAAGAAGCTAGAAAGAAAGCAGAGGCAGCTGGAGAAGAATCTAGTGCTTTAGATAATAAGGCAGAAGTTGCACAAGCAGTAGAAAGTATTGAAAGCGACGATCCTTGGATAAAATCTAAATTTGCTGAAGCTCCAGCAAGCGGCGAAAGTAGCGGTGGCGGAAGTGTAAAAGAAATCTAAATTATAATTAAATGAGAAGTTTATTTGTTTTTTTATTTATAAGCTTAATTGTCTATATTATTGTGTCTTATAAAATGTATAAATTTAATAGTAGAACTCGTGAATTTAATGTTAAATATAAAAATGTTCCATTTAGTGTGGTTGATATGACTAAAGAAGGAAATATTACCGAAAATATTAATATTTTTGATTCTGACCTAAATAGTAACTTAAAAACTATTAAGGAAGAAATTGATGAATAAAAAAAAAGAATATATATTATAGATGAAAACATTCACATTATTTCTTTTTACACTAGGTGTTGTTATGATGACAATAGGTTACATGGATATTTTCTTAAAATCTAAGAAAGCTGATAGACAAATAGAGTATCGTTTTGTTCCAAGAGATGTATATGCTGAAATTGCAGATATAGAACCTAAATATAATGATTTATTCGAAGGCGAAGATGTATTAAAACAACGTGGAAATTTCACCAGTAATCTAGTTTAATTTCTAAACTTATATTATAAAAAATGTCTAAATCTCATCAAGCTGAATTAGAAAGATTATTAGGAGAATTAGAAAGGGAAACTAGATTCTTTGAAGAATTAACCTCAACAAAAAAGGTAAAAGAAGTTAAAACATTAAAAAGAGAACTTTCTAAATATCAAAAACGATTAAAAGTAACACGTGATCTTGAAGCTGAATCAGTAGCAGACCTCCTTATGAAAGAAGAACCAGAAGAAAGAGGCAATAATGCTTTTGCTACTGTTTCAAAGCAAGCAACACGTCAAAGAAAAGAAAAAGAAGCTCGTGATACAGTAACTCCAAAATATAGTGAAGCATATATTAAACTTGCTAGAAAACTTCATGAATATGAATTAGCAGTAGTTAATTCTGCTGATAAG